CTTTTTGACCTTCTTTACCAGATGGTTCTAAATAGATTGGCCAAGGATCACCACCAAGATTCATAGTAGTAGATATCTCACAACTAAATCTATCCTTGTGTCTTTTAAGAACATCACCTTTTTTATAAATTCTTGCATATGTATATGCAGGATATAATTTTAATCCTGTTGCTTCTTCCATTTTAGGAAGACATTTTAATAATAAAGTTTCCATAGCCATATTAGAATACTGACTATATGTATTTGGAATTTGTTCATTCTCACCTTCGTAATAACCAATGATAGTTTCAAATGGTGAAAAGTATCTACGTTCTCTACAAGTATCATAAACTTGTTTTTGCATACAAAAATAATTTGCAACAAAAGATGCTAAGTCTTTTGATATTGCTTTTCTAATAACTGTGTATTTATTTTTTTTAAATGACATCTTTAGCCATCTCTTTCGGTACAGCTTGTATATTCCAATGTATAAATCTAAATGGTTCGTAACCATAATCTACTGCATATTCGTGTTCTAAATATCCAGGAAATATAATTAATGTTCCAGGTGTAGGTTTAAAATGTATAAGCTCACTACCATTCCAAACACCTTTTTGATCTGGTTTCATTTTTAATTTAGTTGCACGTGCACCTGTTTTTGGTTCGTGAAATATTGGGTATGATGTTTTATCACTGCATTTTAAAAAATAAAAACCTGATACGTGTTGATTCCAATGTATGTGTGCTGAATGATGACCACCACCTTTTTTAGCAAACTCTTGAACCCATAGCTCACTAAACATAGTTTGATATTGTTGCATATCATAACCCATATGATCTAAAAACTCCCAAGACTTTTGACCAATATAATTTCTAAAATCTAAAAAATCATTATCAACAGTTAATGGTGTTGAGTGATGTGACAATCCAAAGTCACCGTGTTTTTTAATGTGATCTTTGTTTCTGTTTCTTGCTTCTTTAATATATTTGTTACTTGCTTTATTTAAAGACTTAACAAATTCTGGTTTTTGTTCTGACCAGACAGGTGTACTAAAATAATTATTTATAAACATTATCTAAACGGCTTTCCTAAATGCCAGACAACAAGACTGTATCTTGTGCCAGCGGTTACGGGTTTAACTCTATGCCATACAAATGAAGGAAATACAATGATAGAACCTTTTGGTAATATCTCTTTACATTGTATTTTATGCTTCGATTCATCTCGCATATGTGGATCGTAGTTTCTAAAATCAAATTCTAATTCACCACCTGTGTATTCGGAACCATCTGTTAATTGACAAGTCATAGATAGTTTTCGAATTCTGCCGTGCTCTGGATGATTAGGGTCTTTTCTATCATAAACTTTATCCCAACTATCACAGTGCCAATCATAATATTGATTATGTTTGTATTTTGTAAATTGACAAGACTCACTTCTTTCCCAATCAAAGTTCCAACCAGCTGCTTTATTTGCTTCGTGAACGTATGGATGTAATTCTTTGTATATCCAAGTATCATTTAACCAGACTAAATCAGAATTTCTTTTTCTTTTTAAATCTTTAACTTCTTCTTTAGATAATTTTCTATCTCCATAACCACCAGTTCTTGCCATTGTTTCTTCTTGTTGATTAGCATAAGCTATTACATCATCACAAAACCTTGGTGTAAGCACACCACTAAAATACCAATAGTAATTAGATATATTCATAAGTTATTGTTTGAACAAAATTCAAACTATCTTTCTGATCATTTGATACAATATACATATTAGTAGATGGAAACATAACAAACATATTTTTTTTAAGTTCTATGTCCCAACTTCTTCCTTTACGTCTATTGTCATCAAAATGTATTCTTACCCAACACTTATCAACTTTAACTCCGTAAAGCATTGTAAAGTCAGGTGAGTTTCGAAGATCTACTGGATCAACATTTAATAAAGGTTTAGATACTTGACTCGGTTTATAAATATCACCCCAAGAATCTTTATTGACTAAATTGATATCATAATCAAGACCTATAAAGTCTCGCATATATGTATTTAACATATCCCAAGTTCTTGAAAATGGAAATTGTTTATTAGTAAATGATGATTGTAAAATGTCGCCTGATAATTTATTTCGATCTATTTCAAAACCTTTAGGCATTGAAACATCACCGAAGTATAAAGCTTGCTCTGTTAAAACTTTCTTTTGCATACCACCACCAGATATATATTATGCTAGACTATTTGTCAAATCCCAGGTTTGGTTTTCTTCGTTCCAAACGTAAACCCATCTATGAGTCGCTGGTGCTGTAACATTTCCATCAGCGTCTGTTGTAGGTGTATTTTGTGTTTGTTGTTCTGCAGTTAAATCTGGTGCATCACCGATTGGAGATTTCCAAGATGCAGTTGCAATATGTTTTACCCATGAAGCATATGGTTTTTTAGGCCAGAAGATTTGATTATCTTCATCCCAAGTATAACCAATACCTGCATAGTTTCCTCTAAATGGAGTTCCGCCGTTTTTATGTTGTCCACCTGCTGTATTGTATGAAGTTTGAATCCACATTTGTGCAGGCCAATTATTGTGTTGTTCTAAATATTGTTGACCTACTGCTTCGTCTTCTACTCCGTCAGCGTTTAACATATCAGAATTATTCAAGGTTAATACTTGAATAACTTTTCCGTTTGCTCCTAGTTTTGCAAAATGTGCCATAATGTTTCTCCTTATATATTAATTTTAAATTTTAGTAAATACATAATTATTATTGATATTTGTATCTAATAATTACAATTCCGCTACCACCATTAGTTCCTGCTATTGGACCATCACCTCCTCCGCCACCACCGCCTCCAGTGTTAGCTGTTGCATTATTAATAGGATTAGTTCCATAACTTCCACCTGCTCCACCACCTTCTCCTCCATTTGCCGCAGGACCTCCAGAGGGATTTCCACCGCCTCCACCGCCACCTGCAAATTGACCACAAGCAGAATTTCCATTGTTTGATACGTTTGCTTGATAAAAGGGTTGAGGTGCTGTTCCAAAAACTGGACTAACATTTAAACCATTTCCACCTGGACCACCAGTTCGATCTGCTGGTTGAGGACTTCCTGCTGCAGTAGCTCCACCGCCACCACCGCCACCTTCTCCACCAGTTGATGGTATAGTTCCACCACCAGGATTACCTTGCGGAGGACTAACTGGAGGTGTGTTACCTGCTGCACCTGTTGTTCTTGCTGGACCACCAGCATCTACTCCATTACCACCACCTGATCCACCTGCTACTCCACAAGAATTAGAATCTCCATTTCCTCCACCGCCACCACCTGCTGATGTGATTGTTGAAAAAATTGAATTTGCTCCACTAGCACCTTGAGGATTTCCTGCTCCTGCTCCACCTCCACCTACTGTAATAGGATAACCTGTTGCTGAAACTGGTAAACCTGTATTAACTAAAGGACTGTGACAAGGACTAGGAGTTACTGCTCCTATTCTTAAACCACCTGCTCCTCCTCCTCCAGCTCTATGATTACCACCTCCACCACCTCCAGCTACTACTAAATAATCAACTGAATCTGAACCAGAAGCATTACCAGCACAAGTAACTGTGAATGTTCCTGGACTTGTAAATGTATGAATTTTATAATCTCCACAACAAGTAACTGTTCCACCTGTTGCTGTTACATATTCAGCTGTTGGTGCTTCACTTTGTAAACCTGAATCTGTTACTAACCAACCTTTTGTGGCATCTACATAAACTAATGTAACCGCTAAACCTTGTATTGATAAAGTTCCATCAACAGCAGATCCACCAATATTGGATCCATTTCTAGCTAGTGTCACATTGTTTGTATTAAATGTATTTGCGTAATCTTTAATAGATACGATATCTCCAGCTGAAGGTGTTGCTGGAAGTGTAACCGTTATTGCTCCTGAAGTTGTATTTACAAAATACCCATTTCCTGAAACTGCTGTGAATGAAGCTGTCTTTGCAGTCGTATCCCAATTAACTGTACCTGTACGACCAAAACCTGTTTGAGTTCCATTGTTCGTAATTGTTGCACCAGCAGGAATGGTAATAGTGTCACCACTATCTCCTAACTGAACTGTACCACAATTTGTTCTTGGACTAATTTTATTTACTTTTACTTCACTCATAATTTACCTATTGATATTTATA